TCATCAAATTACCTCATCAGGCCAATCGTTGATCGGAGCGTTGCCTGTTGGCACACCGTCTTTCATTGGGACTTCATATAACTTGATAAAGTCATCTAGTTTTTTACAAGCAGTAATTTTGGCTTCAATAGAAGCACAAGCTGTTCTTACAGCCGCCCTGTAAGTTGACACGTTAGTTGGAACTGCTTTGCCTCCGGTTTCAGAACTTCTAATCACGTACCAATCAGAGTCACTGAGTTTCGTTTTGGCTATTGTTTTTGTGTTTGCGATGGCCAATGATTTAAGCCCGTAATTAATGATCTGATTGCCGTCTTCGTCTTTCAGTTTCTTACCGTTTTCATCGGTCGCATCTTCATCATCAATCTTCCTTTCAATTAGGTTTTTTTCTTCTGCGTCCCATCCCCAATAGAATCTATTGTCCCAAATCTTTGGATCAGAGACATACGTTAAACCTGCGGCCTTCTTTTCTGCATCAGTCATTCTGGCCCACAAAGAAGAGTGTTTAGTGCCATCAGCGCCAACCCATCCTTGGCCTTCTCGTATTATTTTGTCACCTAGCTTCCACATAAAACTCTCCTACCTTGCGTTAGAGTACTTAAACGGTTGATCAGCAATCGCCAAATAAATATAGTTTCTCGTGCCGAAAGACACTTCTCCTGTACCAGCGTTGGTAGTTCTAATTTTGAATCCATTTGACAAAAAATCGACAGTAGCAGTACCTGCATCTATACCGTCTTCATCACTGACAGCAGTGGGGCTGAGATATTGCCCCAAAGGTGGCCCAATATTGATCGGGCTTCGTTTATTATCAACGATATACCACTTTTCTTGATCGTCATGATTCTTTAGAAGAAGAAATTGAGGCCTGAAACCAGTAAAAACAAACGTACCATCAGTGCTATT